GCTGAGGCAGGACGCAGGGTCGGGCGTCCGTGTCAAAAACTTGTTCGGTCCGGCCCCGCCGCCGCAAGGCGGGCGACCCCGGATTTAAACATGTAATTTTATCGTTCTGCAGACACGTTGTCTAACCTCAAGCCCCCCCTATTTTCGTTCATCTGCCTCCCATGGAGCCGCCGAAAACGGATTGGACGCCCAAAAGACAGAAACATTTTGTTTCATATGCAATTTTGCATTTTCCCGAAACCTCTGTATCATTCAAATCCTCGAGTGCGGTAGTAGCTCAGTTGGATAGAGTATCTGGCTACGAACCAGAGGGTCGTGGGTTCGAATCCTGCCTACCGCACCACCCAATTCAGAAGCCGTCGATGTGAAAGTATCGGCGGCTTTGTCTTTGTCGGGCAGCCGTTTCTCGGCCGCCCGGCGACCGCCGGTGGTTTCGGAGGGAAGCGGCGGACTTTTTTTAAAGTTTTTTTTGCTTTTTCCCTTTTGACATGCTATGCTTTCATTCCTGATGTTCGAGGGTCGACGGAAATGACTAATCCGATCCGACGGCAGATACAAGAGCATCCCGCCTGCGATACGCATCGACCGCGACCGCATGCGGAGGGATTTCTGCGGAGAAGTGGCAGAGAGGTCGAATGCACACCCCTGCTAAGGGTGCAGGTCCGAATAAGGGCCTCGGGGGTTCGAATCCCCCCTTCTCCGCCAAGACACAAACCCCGAAGTCCTTGTGACTTCGGGGTTTTTCTTTATTTCCCTTGTAAATCAGGCACTTTCGGCACTTAACTACTCACACACCTTCCTCAAAAACCGTCAAATTGCGCCACATTTCGCCACATAGTACACTGCAACGGTGGTTCTTTTGGTGGTTCTTTTTGGTACATCGTCGGAGGTAAAAGTGAAGGTTCAAGTAACTTCGAAGAACGTCTTAACACTTCCTGTCGGTCGCTACTCTCTCGGCGGCGGTCTAATGCTGTTGGTTCGATCTGAGTCTTCTCGCCAGTGGGTTGTCCGCTACCGCTTCGCCGGAACCCGAAAGGACTTGTCCATCGGAGGAGCTTCTCGTGTCTCAATCAGCGCCGCCAAAGCACGTGCTGCCAAAATCATGGCAATGGTCACCGACGGCATTGACCCGATGTCTTTGAAGCACGACGAAGCCGACAGCAAAGAAAACATCACTTTCAAAGACTTCTACCCTGGCGCCATCGCCACCATCAAGGATGTAAAGCGTTGGAAGAATTCCAAGCACGCTGAGCAGTGGACCTCGACCATCGAGACGTATGCCGTCCCGATCCTCGGTCAACTACGCGTCAAAGACATCACGCGTGGCGACATCCTCGAAGTCCTCAAACCGATCTGGACAGAAAAGCCAGAGACAGCCAGCCGCCTACGAGGCCGCCTCGAAAGTCTCTTCTCTCAAGCAATCGCTGAAGAACTCATACAAACAAACCCTGCTACTTGGAAAGACGGGCTAGCTTTCTTCCTGCCGCCGATCTCAAAGGTCCACGAAGTCAAGCACCATGAAGCAATGCCTCTTGAAATTCTGAAAAGTTTTGCACCGGAGACGGCGAAAAAGACTTCTGTCGTGTCTCGCGCCGTCCTTTTCGGCATCCTCACTGCTACACGCGTGCAAGAGTTCCTTTGCGCACGATGGGACGAGATCGACATCCAGCGCGCGACGTGGACGATCCCAGCCTCTAGGATGAAGTGCGGTCTTGAGCACCGCGTCCCGCTCTCACGTCAGGCACTGGCAGTCCTAGAACGATGCGAACGGAAGTCTGAGCTCGTCTTTCCTGCGCCACGATCAGACAAAGAGATGGTTATCGACAGCCCTCGGGCTTTTATCCGGAAGGCTACAGGCGAGTCTTTCACAATGCACGGCTTCAGATCAACGTTCCGCGACTGGTGCGAGGAGAACTTCATCCATGAGGCCCTTGCCGAGCGCGCTCTGGCTCACGTAAAGGGCGACAAGGTCGTGCAGGCCTACCAACGCTCAGACCTCCTTGAGCAACGCCGCCCGATCATGCAACAGTGGGCGGATGCGATCCTTCCAACGGAATGATGTAAAGCAAGTCAATCCCACATCGACTTGATATCTCTGGGACACAGAGCGAACATGACCTCACCAGAACACAAACACCGGAGACAAACATGACGAACACCGACAACCGCCGCGAACTCGAAAAAGCCCTCGAACAGCTCGAACTTGCCATCGACCTCAAGAGCGACGAGGCTGCCGACGCTTATGCAGCCGGTAAGAAAGTAGAGTAGCGGAGCCTTGTCAAGGCGTTCCTGACGCTTTGCGACGAACGCGACGCGATCGCCGCACGCCTTGAGGCTCTCTCCTAAAAGTAAGTTACAATTTGACAATCTTCATGCGCGGATAACCTCCGCGCTTTTGTCGTTTCAACAGCCTCATCACAAGGAAGCCCATGACAAAACCCAAAATCATTTATCGATGGTGGTTCATCGCCATTTGCTTTTTAAGCTTTTTTCTAATTCCAGTCGGGCTTCTTCTATGGATTTTGAAAACCCGCGAACTTACCGCTCAGAAAAAGGCCTTGGAAGAACAATGCGGCCAATATGAGACGGCGAACAACAATCTCGATGAAACTGTTACTGGCCTCAGAGAGAAGGTTCGTGATTATGAAACGACTATCCAATCTCGCATCGACGAGGCCGAGACAGTTGCCCAGGAGCGTCTGATCGAAGCTGAAAAGCTTGCTCACAGTCGGATGGCCGACATCGAGGAGCGAGCCAGGAACAACTTTGAGCGTTCCGAAAAAGAGCTTGCTGAGAGTAAGCAGAAAATTTCAGACGCAGAAAAGCAAGCCCAAAAAATCATTCAGGACGCAAATGACGAAGTTCAGCATGCGCGTGAACTTGAACGAGATATTCGCCGCATTCGAGCTGAAGCTGAAAAGCACGAACAGACCGCACGTGAAGCTATCGAGACAGCCAACCTTCAGGCTCTTGCCATCGTCGACGACGCTCAACGCAAGGTAACCAACTTAGAAAAAACGGCTCAAGCGTTGAAGAATGTCATCGAAGGGTACGGCGACGAATATTTGATTCCCGCCAACACACTCCTTGATGAGCTTGCCGAACACTTCGGGTTTGCGGAAGCCAGTGAAAAGTTCAAAGAAGCCAAAGCAAACACCAAGCGCTTGATGAAGATTTCCAAGGCCGGCGCTTGTGACTACGTAGAACAAAACCGAAGCCAGACGGCCAGCAATTTCGTCGTTGACGCATTCAACGGCAAGGTTGACAGCATCCTCTCAAAGCTCAAGGGTGGAGAAAATTTCGGGAAGTGCAAGCAAGCAATCCTTGATGCATGTGCGCTTGTGAACCAAGGAGGGGCCGCCTTCCGAAATGCCAGAATCACGGACGAATTCTTGGAATCCCGACTGAATGAACTCAAGTGGGCCACCGTTTTGCTTGAGCTCAAGAAGAAGGAACAGGAAGAGCAACGAACAATTCGCGAACGCATGCGTGAAGAAGCCCGTGCTCAAGCTGAGTTTGAGAAAGCAAAACAGCAAGCAGAGAAGGAAGAAGCTCGCCTGCGTGCCGCACAAGAAAAGATGGAACAGGCGCTCTTGCACGCTACCGAAAGTCAGCGCCAAAAGTATGAAAAGCAACTTCAAGAACTTCAAGAAAAGCTTCGTACTGCCGAAGAGCAATCAAAACGTGCGCAGTCCATGGCGGAGCTCACGAAGGCCGGCCACGTTTACGTCATCTCGAACATCGGTTCCTTCGGCGAACGCGTGTTCAAAATCGGCATGACTCGTCGTCTCGATCCCGAGGACCGAATTGACGAACTGAGCAATGCGTCCGTGCCGTTCCCGTTCGACATTCACGCCATGATCTACAGCGAGAACGCCCCTGACCTTGAACGCAAGCTTCACGAGGTCTTTGATCCGAAGCGTATCAACAAGGTGAATTTGCGAAAGGAATTCTTCCGCGTCTCACTTGATGACATCGAAAGCGAAGTTCAGAAGTTAGGTCTTCAGGTTCACTTCACCACGTTGGCGAAGGCTGAAGAATACCGTGAAACCCGCAACATTGAACAGGCGAAAGCGACTGCCGGTTAACCTTCTAATCTAAACCAAGCCCCCGCTGGCAAACCAGACGGGGGTTTCATTTATTCAGGGTTGCTCTGGCGTCGTGAACTCCGGCGTTTCTTTGAAGTAGGCCTGAACCCTCTGCAAGAAGCTCTGTGCTTTCTCTGAGAAGTCCTTCGCACCTGGCAATTGCAGCTCGTTCCACTCTGCAGGCATCGGCAGAGGCTCTTCTCTCTCGATTTTGGTAGGCACGCTGCACCCGATCAAGGTCGCCAGAAAGGCGCACTGCATCGCGACGAGAAGCGTCAAGCGCATTTTGCGCTGCAACCAGTTTTTCATAAGCCTTTCTCCCATCGTTTGCGCGAACTATCGCGGCCTCCAGTTTGAAGTTGGCGATGTCCTCGCCGTAGAGCGCGGCCGCGTACTGGTAGCCAGCAACAAAAAAAGCAGCACTCAAAACGAGCACCGCCACTCCCTTCAAAACTTGAACACTCATTTCAAGGCATCCTTCCAAGCCTTGACCGTTTTGGCAAGCCCCCATGCAATAGCTACGCCACCAATTCCAAAGAACACGGCGTAAGTACCAATCGCTTGCCAAGTCAAATTCTCGACCATCATCAACTCCCCAAGCCGCAAAGCAACGATCAAGTTTGATAAAATACTCTCCATAGACACCTATTCCAATTGGTCTATATATCCAAAGCCGCCCAGCCCCACAACTGAGCGGCTTTTCCTTTTTCTCTACTAGTGCACCTTATATCGCCGGGACACCCTCGCCTAAGAAAAGCCTGGCTTCTGACTGACGCCTGCGTGTCAAGCCAGGAAGCTTCACGCCGTTCGCAGAATCAATGTCCAAGAACTCATGAGCGCAGGCCTCGACATCGCCCGCATTGAGCGCCTGCATAAGCTTCGGGCACTTGTGCACGACATAAGAGACGCCTACGTTGAAAGCGAGGCTCACCAGCGCAATGAACTGCCCCTCCGTCACGTGAATGTTGACGAACGGCGCGAGCCCGCGCTTGACCTCCTCGATGTCCTTTCGAAGTAGCTCCCTCGACTGCTCATACGTGATCTCGTCGTGCTCCGTCACACCCTTCGTGTGCCCCACGCCGATCGTCCAAACGCCAGCAGGACACTTGTACGCCTGCAAGCGACACCCTTCCCACGCCTCAATGAAGTCCATCGCGGACTCAGCCTGGTACTCAGAAAAGTTCTTCATTCCAAATCCTCCTTTTTAATCCCCGCCCTCTTTGTCGCGACAATCTCTATCAGCCTCAAGACTCGTGTGCCGCCCCAACCTGCCAAGCCTGACAGCGCTCCGCAAAACCCCGGCGGGAAGCCTTCGTAAGCCAAGATTTCGTAAGAGATCAGACCGCACACCGCACTGATCGCGCAGTGCAAGAACATCCCTCCCCACGAGAACTCCCGCCCTTCCTCAATCAGGAGCAGATAGTTCAGCCAACCGCATAGGGCGGCGAAGCCCCCAGACGCGGCAAGCGCCTGGGTCTCCGTTATCACTTCTTTCTCTGGCATCTTCTCCTCATAAAAAAAATCCCCCGAGGAATATCCTCGAGGGAGTTGATATTGGTCTATGGACGCAAACCCCACAGTTCTCAGAAAAAGGCCGCGCAGACATAGCCGGCGACCGCGCCAACCAAAAAACCAACCGGTCCCCAGAAGAGCCGAGTCTTGCGTCGGGTCTCCGTATCAAGCAGAGCCTTCTGAGCCTCCACCTTGGCGATGATTTCATCCGTCACTTCCTCGACCTTGACGCCGAGTTTGTCGAGCCATTTCTGCACTTCTTTTTTCGTCATTTCAGTCACCTTTTCCTTCAGCGCCTCTTTCAGCGCCTTGACAATCAAATCCCACATATGAAAAAACCGCCAGAAGGCGGTGTGATAAAGTTATGTGTACGTACCCTGCTCATGGTTGATCCAACAACCTTGAGCCATTTTTGCATCCATATCAAATATGTTTCAAAATGTCGCCAACCTCCATACTAGGATCCCACATCTGAACGCCACCCTAGCATCCACCTATTCGAAATACCGAAAGTTTTTCCCAAAAATCGTCCGTCCACTGGTGGAACAGTACATCTACAAGATCAGTATCGATGCATTCGATAGTTGTTTCTCTCTCGGTAGTGACTGTTTGGCCGCCACGATCCTTAGGGAGATCAACCTTCGAAAATGCAGCGGTCCATTCGACTGGATTGCCGGCCTTCCGTACCTGACAAAGTTGGAACTCATTGAGAAACGTTTCTCAGGAATGTTGAACCGCGAAGATCTGGAATACACGGAACAAAAAGCACCGGAAGGCACCATTCATGTTTTCAATCGCAAAAATAACGCTCTATTCATCCACGACTTCAAAGACGACTCAGAAGAAGATTATCAGCGCGTAACGGAAAAGTACGCCAGAAGACAGAAGCGTTTCTTTTCATTGACAACCAACGCCAAGGTTATGTTGCTGTATATCGAAGGCGGCAACGACAACTACGATTACGTCGAAAATATTGACGACGTAATCGAGGCCACTTGCCGCGTTAAACGCAACTTGAATGCAAGACGACTATCCGTCATTTTGTGCATAAAATCTGACCAGAATTACAACTTCACCGATGTTTATGAACGAGACGGTTGTGAAATTTACATTCAGCGCTTCGACTCCAAAGCTCTGAAAGCCGGCGAATGGACGCCGTATTCTACGGTGAACGACCTAACCAAGCGAACGATCGGGATTGCAGTCAATAGAAATTGACAGCCTTAATCTCTATGTGGTTCGCTCAAAATCACCTATCCGTAAGCACAATCGGTGCATCTTCGCGCGGGAAGCCTTCCTATGTCGGCACACCTCCCTATAGACTTTTGAGGAGTTGATAGAACACGATGCCCCATCAAAACCTCATTTGCGAGAACGTAAACTCAATGGCATCAAGCTCATCAACGTTTTCTGCTGCCTCTACCTGAGTACGATACGCCCATTTTTGAGCGTAGAGCGCCTGGGCATTCTGAATAATCTCGACCTGAAGTGTTTCTACCTGAGCCTTGTTCAGCTCGTGAAACTCGTTATTGTAGTCACAAAACATCGTAGTGCCATCGCCGATTGTTCTAAGGATGCCTTCAACGTCGCGATTCGCTCTGTCGTTCGCATCAATCTCAAATCCCAACGAGGAGAAAACGTGAGCGTCCGATTCTGCTGTTTCATGCGCCGCGTTGAGTCCATCGAGTTTTCTGGCTTTGACATTCGGAAAACTGTTGTATTCCGCCTCAGCCTCTTGACGCTCTTTCTCGAGTTTGTCTTTTTCGGCTTGCCACAAATCAACGTAAGGCTTCACATAGTCATCATAGTGTTCTTCGCCGAAATGATTTGCGGTAGATTCCCCTTTAATCTGATATGAACATTGCCCACTAACATTCCACCAAATTTCAATAATTTCATTGGCATCTACATCAGTCGGCAATTTTTTCATTTGTTCGCGCGTAAAAGAAAAACTAAGCCCGTATTTATTGACATAAATAGTTTGCTGCTCAAATTGAACTAATACCTCTAAATCTTTCATGTCTTTTACTCCCATTAAAAATTAAGCCGTGCGTTTCCAAATATTAACGACTTCATACGGCGGCATGTTGTTATGAGCATTACCACTACCAGATTCTGCTACAGAGCCACCACTAGTCGTGTAAAAACTGTACTTATACGTTGCACCATTAGCTGCACCGCCACCAGCACCATTACCTTTATTGGTTTGAGAAAACGCCCCGTTCGTAGCATCGCCGTTCCAACAATGCGTTGCGGTAAACTGACCAGTCGAACTAACGCTACCAATACCGTGTTTGTGCCGCGGCATTTCGCTTTCAGTAAGCGTATGCATCTCTTCGCCACCCGTCGCTCCGACTCCCCGACTACCCGCACCAAGCAAGAAGCGATTTTCAACCTTTACCCAAGTACCGCCCCATGAGACGTTAGGGTCGAAAGCTACATCGGCAGAGAGATAGGTCGTACCAACAGGGAAATATGCATCCAAAACAATCTTTTTGACGGCTACCGCAAGCGACACATCGCCATTTCCATCTGCAAAATAGCCATTGATCGAACGCACATGCGTCCGAACGGTCCATTCAACCGTCCCGTCTGCAATGACCTGACCATGCGTGACACTACGCGTATCGAGCAGGTCCGCACTCGTAGTCCCCGCTTTCGTGCATTCGAGGAAGCGCTCGTACTGGAAGGCACAGTCCACCTTATCGCCGACGTTGTAGGCCGTAGACTTACGTCGGAACTCGTTGATTTCGTAGATCAGCTGAGTGCAGACCACTGTCTGGGGAGCTTCGTTCAAAACGTCCTCTTCGGCAGCAAGGCGCACAAGACCAAATTTACTCGTCGTCGCGTTCGGCAACGTCACTTCGCCAGAAGCATCAGGCGCGACGCTGTTCACCGTCTTCACGGCCCCGGACTCGCTCCACTTCCCGAAGGTCACCCCATTATTGCAGTTGCGCCAAAAGGTGCGGACTGTGTTGTCGGTTTGGTTCGGAACGTAGCAGACTTGCACGATGTTCCCGCTGATGGGCGCCCCCGTGTCGTAGGCCTGCACAATGCAGAACGTGCAAGCAATCGGAGTATTCTTCAGCGTCCCACTACAGGCCCATGTTTTGTCATCAAGCAGCGTGTTCAGGTCCGCGTTGGCGATCTGGATCGTGTGATCTCGCTTATTCGCCAAGCCCTTCGTCAGCTCATCTTTTGTCGCCAGATGACTCATGTCGACATCGATCTGAATGTCGCCATTGCTGTCAGGCTTCTTCTTGTTCACAGTACGCACGGCGTCTTCAACATTTTCGACGCGCGTAATCGGAAACTGAATGACGGTGTTACCCGCCTCATCCGTCGTCGTAAAGACGATATCCTGTTCTTTCAGAGCCATTATTCAGCTCCCTCCTTTGTTTTTGATAAGCCGTAGTCCGGCTTTGACGGTGCTCGGTCTCGGATCTCGCTGCATGTCTTGAGCCTTGCGAAGGCCGAGGCCTCCTCCTTGGTGACGACCTCGGCTTTCTTCGCATACTCATCGCTAAGGCTCTTCTCAAGCTTCGCTTTGAAATTGGCGAGCCCGTTTAAGTCGAGAAAACTGTTAGCCATGAGCACACCCCCTTACGCGAAGAGGGCGTCGATCTCTTCGTTCGTAATGCCAGTCATCGTGATCATCGGGGCCATCGGGTCCCAACTTTCGCCGTTCCAGACGACATTCATTCCTGCGTCAATCTGATGAGAAGGATCGGCACTCTCGACGTTGTACATATCGCCTGCCTTCACATCCTTGGTCGGCAGAGCCTCATAGTTTTCGACAGAGCCCTTGTAATTCACGGCACTCGCAATATCCGTTTTTAGAGCGTACGGCGTGAGATCGATATTGACGCCCTTCGAACTGACCGGCAGAGCACCGCCGTTGACGCTCACTTTTTCGAGTACGTTGACCTGAGCTCCCACAGCGACTCCTTGCAATTTTGTGAAGTCGGCAGCAGACATCAGCCCCGCAGCATCAGCCGTGGCCGGGCCATACGTCGTGTCCTGCGCCGGAATACCGAGTGCCGTGATGTCGCCCTTGACAACCTTCGTGCCGAGGGTAACGTGTCCATTGCCGTCGGTCGTGATTTTGTAGAGCCCAGACACAAGAGCGCCTGCCGTCACGGTCGGATGGACATAAACGGGCGTCTGCACGTCATTGATCTGGATGTTCCCGTTCGTTTCAGAGTTTTCGACCTTCGTCGCCTGAGCCGCGATACCTTGCAACTTGGCGAAGTCTCCCTTGCTCATCAGACCGTTTTTCTGATCCGTTGCAAGCTCATAGATCGTCTGCGGCATCGTTACCGTTGCGAGCGTTGCACCAGAGACGCTCTTCAACGTGATCGTGCGCCCCTCGATCGTCATCTGCCCGGCAACGACCGTCTTCAATTTGCTGTCGTAATGAGTCAAACCTTGCTTGTCTAAAAAAGCATTCAAAGCACTCATTTTTCTCACTCCCTTTACGATTAAAAAAGATTGTCAATGAAAGAGTTGTCGATGCGTTCGACGAAAGAGGTGCCATCCTGACCGTCCTCTCCGTCCTTACCAGGCGCACCGTCCTTTCCCGGCGGCCCCTGAATGCCAGGAACCTCAACGGTCACGACCTTGGGAACGATGTCCTGACATTGAGCATCTACTTGAATTTCTTCTTCTGACGTGATTTGCGCAGTAATTGCGAGCTCACGCCTTGCGCGCGCATTTAACACGAGTCACCTCCGGGGAGACCTTGATTTTTCCCTCAACGACCCGCGTGATTTCGCCGTCCGGAGACTGAAGCTCCAGGTCGTACAGCACCGTGTCACCCGGGTACCCTTCTGTGTTTTCATGTTTGAATTTCGCTGTGACCTTTCCCGCCGATTCATCGAGCAGAAGACGACCATTACACGTCGTCAGCGTGTCAATTGCTTCCTCGCTGAATGCGTACCTGCGCAACTGCATGGCGGCTGAATATCCTGTCAGGTCAAGCGGACCGTTCTTGTCGCTCAGGATGAAGGACACCGTCTTATCGGAGCCTTGATCGAGCGTAAAATTTTTGACCGCTGCCATGTTTCCACCTCCTTCAACTCAGGCCGTAATCGGGCTTTTCAGGAGCGCGGTCCCTTCGATCGCCTATGTCCTTCGAGAGATTGACAGAGATTGTTCCGTCAACATCAACGTCGACGTTCTTGCCGATCTTGATGTGACCCAGCTTGTCAGCAGTTGCAGCCGTCAGCTCGTGGACGATGCCAGTTGCGACAGCGCCCGTCTGGTCGACGGCTTCAGGAGCTCCGCCCGCCCCCGGACGGATCAACTTCCCCGCATTCTGTGCGGCCATGAGGCTCTTGTATGCCTCGTCTGAAACCGCCACCTTGTCGGCGGGCATGACATCCACCGACACAATCTCCGTGCAGTAAAAAGCGCGTTGAGACGCGCTGTAGAAGTAAGCCATTCTGTCCTCTCCTTTCAGAATCCGAATGCCATCCAAAGCGCCGGGACTTTACCGTTTGCGTTGTGCTTGAAGGTCGCGTTCCCCTTCGTCAAGCCAGTAGCGACGAAGTCTGCTGAAACGTCCCCGGTCGGAGTTGCGTTCGCAAAAACGACTCCAGTCGGGAAAGCAACAGGGAAGGCAACGACGGTCGAACCATCGGCGGCAATCGAAGTCTTACCCCACTGCACAATCAAGCCATTCGGCAACTTCTGAAAGCCGCTGTCGCCATGATTCTTCAAAAAGGCAGACAGCAACCCAAACGGCGTCACAGCCTTCGTGTTGTCCTTTCCTGAAAGCACTTCAGCCGGAACGGCGATGCGGATCAAACCGGTGCGGCTTTCCGTCGCTGTTCGAGCGCTGAGACTATTCGGCGTGACGGCACGCGTTCCATCTGTTCCCGCGATCGTTTCTTCATTCGTCGCAAGCTCGACAACGCCGAGAGTCGTTGTCGTTGCGGGCGGGTTCAAGAAGTTCGTATCGCCGAAAGCGATAGAGTCCGCAGAGAAGTCCGTCACCGAAAGATCAATCGCGAGCAGCGCCTGCGACTGTGAAGCCTTCTGGATGATCGGAACCGTCTGCGAGCAAACCGCGAAAAGGGTTCCGCTCGCCGTGTAGAGACCGACCTCATAGACTGTGTAGGCCTCAGTCGAATCGTCACGAGCCGCAAGGTGGATGACGTTGTCTCCAACCGCACCTCCTGCGATGGTCGTCAGACGCTTGAACTCTTCCTTCAAGGCCGTCTGGTCGTTCGTTGGCGTGTATTGCCCCGTGCCGTATCCCACCTCGGTGATGACGACGGGCGCGGTACCAGACTGCTCGGCGTTGACGACCTCTGCCAGACCGGCATCAGTGATCAAAATTGTGTTGGCCATTATTCGGCACCTCCTTGTTTCGCCAGAGCAGCAGCCACAGCCGCATCAACAACGGCTTTCAGAGTTGCTGGCGTGATGAGCTTCGTCGTCGACGTGCCAACCTTAGCCTCTTCAACCGTAGCAATTCGCGCATCGAGCGCAGCCTTTCCTGTCGCGGGCGTCATTGCCTTCAGAGCGTCTGTTCCGGCTGTAGCTTCAACCGCAGAAGCAATCTGAATCAGCCCCTTGGCGGCTTCACTTGCGTCCGGGGTCGCCTCATCGACGACAGCCTTTAAACCCGCAGGAGTAACGGCGCGTTCTTTGTCCGTCCCTGCCTTTGCCTCTGCCTCGGTCGCCAGTTCGACAAGACCGTTTCGTCCGGTCGTAGCTTTCAAGCCTCGAAGGCCGAGAGGCGTCACATAGAGCGTCCCGGACTTCCCTTCGATCGTTTCCGCTTCGGAAGCAGCCGCGCCTTTCAGGGTCGCAGGCGTGAGAGCAGCCGCGCCTTCCGTTCCCGCCTTTGCTTCGCCTTCCGATGCTGTGCGGATGAGACCCGCACGCTTTGCCGTAGAAGTCAAGCTCTTCAGACTGGCGGGCGTTACGACTCGCTGCGTATCGGTCCCTGCCTGCGTTTCTTCGTCAGTAGCAAGCTCAACGATTCCTGCGTTTTCACGTGTTGCGGCTGTGAAAGAGAAAGACATGTCGCCGAAAGTGACGTTCCCGGTGCTGACGCCTTCGAGCTTCATGTCGATAGCAAGGAGCAAATTGCTTGACTCCTGCTTTGCAATGATCGGAGTGCTCTGCGAGTAGACCGCGAAAAGCGTCCCGTCAGAAAGGAAAAGGCCGAACTCGCACACCTCGTACGCGCCCGGCCCGTCGTCCTTGCATGCGACGTGAATCGCATTGTCACCTGCTTGCCCACCTTCGAGAATCGGCAAGCGCTTGACTTGAGCTTGTAACTGTGTCTGCTCCTTACTTGCTGTGTATTTGCCGGTGCCGACACCGATCTCAGAAATGGTGACGGCGTTGGTCCCGGTCTCTTTTGCGTTGATAACGGCCTGAATACCTGCCGTCGTCAAAACGATGTCCATAAAAACCCCTCCTTATTTTGCGAGGCCGACGAGCGAGCGCATCGCGATAGGCCGTGCCCCGACGAAAATGCCGACAGCCGCATCAATGTCTCGGCTCACAATCTCTTCAGAGCGAATACGCGCGTAAGCCACCGGGCGAAGATAACCGTCAACACCCATGCCGCCCTGTAGCTGTCTCACGAGCACGAAGGTGTAATGCGAACGGACTGGCTTCGCGTCGTCGACGAGCGCGAAAAGGTCCTCCTGCATTTCGGCATCAAGCGTGCCGTCTATGTTTCCAAGCGTCGCCTGAATCTCGAATGTGTGAGGCGTTCCCTTGGGTTCCATCTGCCACCACTCTCTGATGGTCGCAGCCGAACCGATCGAAGAAACGGCATCTTTGACAGCACGAAGCGTCCCTTTCTTTCGCTTTTCCCTCACAACGTTTTTCAGGACGCTACGCTTCAAAGCAACGGGCCAGGAATCGCGCCAGACGCTCGCATCCCACCCATAGGCGACGTGGTCGAGCTGCGTGCTCGTGAGCTTGTCAATGCTGACGTAAATCGACGGAAGATCAACCGCCGCCGTCATATCGAGCAACTGCTTGTCGAGCGCCGTCGCGCTGTGCCTGACGTTGTCGTCTTGAGCAATTGAGTCCGGAAGCAAGTCGCTCAGCCTTACCTCCGCGAGCTCCTTACTCATCCTTGTAGCCCTCGTAAACGATCTTCACGCCCGTGCACTGCGCGACCTGGTCGCTTTCGAGCTTCTGGAAATCAACTGGCTTCATCGTCGGGTTGTCGATGCGCGAAGCTCCCGCCTGCATGACGTACTGAATGAGCCTTGCAGGGAGAATGTCGCGCCCGATTTTTCCTTGCTGCCACACGCGGTATTTTTCGACCGCCTTTTCAACATCAGATTTGATCTGCTCGGCGCGCGAACTGTCCTCGCGACTGATCCAGTAATGAATCTCAAGCTCATAATTCACGGCCTTCGGCGCAAGCACCTGGACGAAGTCCGTGAGAGGTCGACGCGTTTCATCACTCAAGTACGCATCGATCTGCTCAAGCGTTTCTTTTGAAGGCAATTCACCGCCCGCGAGCAGAACGTAAACATCGACCTCGCCTGGTGTCGGGGAGGTGACAGAAACGTCTAGCACGGAGCTCGACACGCTCTTCGCATGGTAGACATACGCCTTCTCAGGACCTGCAACAGAGAAGCCGTTCGGTGCGAGGCGAATGCGCTCTGCAAGAGACTCGTCGCTTTCCGCTTCGGAACCGCCCGTCGTGATCGTTGTGTTTTCAGCTTTCGAGACGAACGTCATCGGCTTGACGATCGTGTTGACCTGCCCGGCAAGGTAATCGTTGCCGATCGTACCCGCAACGATGCAGGATGCCGTGACACTCCCTTCGAGCTTACCTTTCTCAATATTGAGTTCATGGTCCGTCGCGAAGGTCACAACCCCGTTCGTCACCTCAGTTCCAGCAGGGATCGTGTAGACCGTCGCCAGAGCCTGCGAAAGCGTGAATTTGATCGTCGTAACGGCCCTACTTTCGGCAAGACGCGTAACGCTCAAAAGCGTACCGAGCGCATCGAGATAGCCGTCCTGAGCGTATGAAAGCAGATTCTGCTGTGCCGCCAGATTCACGGCAGTGCGCTGCTGAATGATGACAGCAGCGAGGCTCAACAGGTAGAGGCGAACCGGGTCCCCCGCCGCGAGTGTGCGTCCGCTCGCTTGCTCGTACCCAGTAATGATCTCAGCCTTGATGGTCTCGGCATCTGTTTCCAAAAATTCAACCGCCGGTAAGTGCCAACGGGGAATTGTTTCAGCCATGTCTTATTCCTCCTCTCCGATTTGCACAACAACGCGCGGTTTCAAAATGCCGTCCATTGCGCTCGCCGTATCCTCGTCAAAGTCGACAGAAACGACCGTTGCCCTTGGCTCGTACTCTTCAATCGCGTCTATCACCTCAGACCGCATCAACATCTTTGCGACCGGCATCGGCTTGTCGATATGCGCCCACGTCAGCCCGAAGTCTCGGTCCAGAGGAACGGAGCCCTTACGCGTGCTGAGAATCGTCCGCACGTTCTGCAGAATCTCTCGCACCTCGTCCGACGGCGCGAAGTCAACTTGACTTGATAGCGTTACTGTGTATTGAGCCATTTACGCTGCCTCCTTCAAGTTGATGCTGACCTCTGCAGAGACGCAGATGCCTAGATTGTTGTGATACTTGCGCTCCTCACCAATCGACTCAATGACGAACTTTCCAAGGTAGTCTGGCCCGATGAGCAAACGCTCAGCCTGTTTCTTCTCGAGCATTTTCTTGAGCTAAATGAGCGCTGCCAAAGGCGGAGTCCCGAGCATCGAGTTCAGCTGAATGTTGAAGCTGACCTCTGTGAGTCCAGGACCGATGTATTCAAGAACGGGCTTTTTGCCGATGATCTCGTGCGTCGCCCACCTGACCGAGCGCGAGACCGACAAGTCCTTGAACGTAAAGGTCACTGCGCTACTACATAAAAAAGGCAGCTTGCCGAAAAGACCGACTGCCGAAAATCCCAGGCCCATTTTCTTCTCGCCCCCTTACAGCGGCGGACTCGTCGGAGAGCCGTCGCCTTGTTCTTTGTGTTGGTGGTTCATCAGACTGATACCGCCTGCGACAACATCGCTCGACGCATCGATCTGACCTTCCAGATTCATGTTTCCGGAGACCGTTACGGCCGCACCGCCACCACCGCTGACAGCAAGACCGCCTTTCCCGGTAATGAGCCCCGTTACATTCAGCACACCAGTAACGTCCGTTTTCGGCGTGTCAAGCGTTACGCTCGACGACGCCTTGACCGTCGCAGTTGTGCAGTTGATCGTGACGGCATTCGGGACCGTAATGGAGCCGTCCTGCCGATTGAAAACAATCTCCGTGCCTTCGATCGTTACCGTGAGCTTGTGCTCCTGGCGGTCGTAGCAGACGCGCGTGTCGTCATCAAAGACCACCGTGCGACGGTTCTCGGTCGATTCGGGCGGCGTAACCTCGCCCGCGTAAATCGAACCGATGATGACGCCGTCTTCCTGCCCTTCACCGAAGAAGAGAACAATCGCGTCCTCCCCAATGTCAGGCATCGCGAAATCGTGATTCTTGAGCGTGTTGCGCTGAAGAACGGGGAGGTCGTAGCTCACGATGCTGTCCTCGTCGTCGAAAACGACGCGAGCAGTGCATTTCGCAGGATCGATGCTCGATACCTCACCGACCTTGATGAGGCTCGGCACCTCAGGAACTTTCCAAAGTGCGTCCATGCCGCACCTCCTCAATAGTTGTTGTTGACGCGTCGGACTGACAAAGACGTCACGTACCCGCTCGTGCTGACGCTGTGCGAAGCGCTCTCGATGATGAACGCTCCATCGAACGACCCGAAGCCTTTCAGATTGATGACGACACCCGCCACAAGGGACGTGTCGCCGACAAGAGAAAGGCTGCCGGTCATCTTTCTCAGATTGAGCTTGCGCAACGTTGCTTTAGCGATCCGCTTCGCCTCATCAATCGACGTCGCACGCTTCTTGACTTGATATTCCTGCCCGTTGTCCTCAACGTCAGGATCGACGTAGGTGTACGTCATGACAGCAGGGTTCTTTTGCCCCGGCACCGCGTCGATGTTGTACTCATTCGACGTGTAGCCGCCTGCGGAGGACTTCTTCTTTTCCTTAGGGTTGCGGTATGAGATCGTGCAACTCTTGTACGTCTCAGACTGCTGCGACTCAAAGTCCCACGAAAGAATGTCCGAAACGCCCAGCGTGAGTGTTTTGACCGGCTTCTTCTTCTCGTAGAAAGCCTGGTCGAAGATCACGATCTGCGAATCAGTCACCTTGATCGAAAGCCCCGCATCTTCGCAGAGGCGCGACAGGAATTTCAGATTGCTTTCTGCCTTCTGGTCCTGTCGGTCATAGCTCGGGTTCTCCTTCGAATCAAAGAGGAGCTTGACTTTCGCAGACGCCGCAATCTCCTGAGCAATGCCCTTGAGCGTCTTTTTCTCCCATGCCTTCGTGATCATCTTGCGACGGATCGGTGTGTTCATCGGGATCGACACAGCCCGCATCTCGAAGACACGAGGAGAGCCACTGGTACGGAGAGAATCGACGAAGAACTTACCGCAGAAAAGTTCGCGCCCCTTCTTCCCATCAACCGTCCCTGATGCGATGTAAGCTCGGACGACTTCACCGACGTCCGGCTTCCACTTGCTCGCCCACTTCCCCGTCGGGTCTTTGAGCGTGAGACTGATTTCGTCAGCCTCATTCGTTTCCTTGTCGTCGTATGAAAAGGAAAGAAGGTCAGGCAGAATGTCCTGCGTCACCGAAGTGCCGGTTTCGGTGAAGAGGAGCCGCAAATACGTCTGAAGAGGCCCGCTCATCGCGAAGCCTCCTGACGTTTCCAAGGCGGGAGGTTTTCGGCGAATTCCGTCGAATCTGTGTCAATGTCCGGCACATTGAGCACCACCCCCGCGCTGAAGAACACCATCTTCCGGTGCTGTAGGTTCGCACGGATCAACTGATCCATCAAAGCCTCGGAACCGTAGCACCGTTTTGCAATGATGTCCCATGTGTCCTGTGCGACGGTTGTATATGTCTTCACGTCACCGCCTCCTTATGCAAAAGATAGACGCTGCTGATCCGCCATAAGACGGCGCAGGTCCTTTTCAAGCTGTCGGCGACCTTCATCAAGGCCGCGCTTCACGCCTTCGTAGGCATCACCAGAGCCGCCCGAAACGTTGATGACAGGAGCGAAATTGACGGTGATGCCGCCTCCCATGCCGACCCCGGCACCGAGCATGTTCGAGAGCTTCGACAGCGGAATAACCGCCTCAGGCTCCCCACCCTCGCCGATATTGGCAAGCGTTGAGCGCGTTGCGATGCCGCCCGTAGCAAGCTGCGGAATCTTCGGTAGGTTGACACCAAATGTCTGACCGACGAATTTCGGAACCCACTCCGGAATATCAACCGAAATGCCGTTGATCGCGCCGATTGCGCCATTCACCAGATTAATGACGTTGTTGATTGGAGCCTTCGCAATACCAACAAGCGCCTGAAACGCGTTCGAGAAGATGCCCTTGACGTTTTCCCAGGCCGCCGACCATTGACCAGTGAAGACGTTTTTCACGAACCCGATGAGATTCGAGAAGACACCCCAGACATTCTTCGCAACGTCAGCGACAATCGCGAAATTTGCCTTCACGACCGAAGCAATGTTCGGGAAGTTCGAGGAGAACGAACTCCACAGCTCGACAGCCTTCGCCTTGATCGTGTCCCAGTTTTTGTAGACCGCGAGACCGGCTCCTACTAGCAACGTAAAAGCCGTAATGACGAAGCCGACAGGATTCGCACGCATTGCGCCATTGAGTAGCAGCATCGCCCCACGCATCAGCTTCGCCGCAGTCGTTGCAGCCATAACGACGAGCTTCCACGCACCGAGCGCAACGGCCTGAGCCTTCGACGCGATCGTCGCAAGCACCGTGCTGTTACGCATCCACAAAATGGCCTTCTGAATGTTCAGGAAGCCCTTGTACATGGAGATGACCGGGCTCGCCAAAAGCGCGAAGCTAAGCCGTAACGCATGAAAGGCAGCCACAGAACCGAGAATCGCTCCGCCGACCTTCATGGCCGTCAGAATCAACGACTGATTCTCACTCACCCACTTGATGACGCCCTCGCTACTTTTCACGAAGGCTTCTGCCGACTTTCGGACAGCTGGAAGAAGAGCGGTCCCGATTCCGCCGGCGACTAACTTGACCGCGTTACCTGCAATCTGCAGTGAGTTCGAAGTCGTGTCAGCCCTGGACTGGAACTCTTTCAGCATGGACCCGGCATACTGAGCCGGGTCGGAAATCATCGCAAAGTTGCCCGCAAGCAGGTCGCCCTGCTTGGCAAGCGTTGCAACCGCAGACTTGACGCCCGCTTCGTTCCCGAAGAGCGCGCCGATGATCGACGACTTCTGATCTTCTCGCAGGCCGTTGATGCGCTTGAAAACGTCCTGAATGGCCTTCTGAGCGTTCTCAGAGTTCGATGTCATCATGTGGGCCATTTTGCCCGCATCAATGCCGAGCTCTTCCATCGCCTTCTTCTGCCCCTTTGTTGCACCTTCACCAGACGACAACGCGTTAATGAAGGACATCATCGACGTCGAAGCTACTTCAGACGAAACGGACGCGGATCGGAAGGACCCTGCCAGAGCAGCAATCTGCTTCTCATTCATCGCAGTCAAGCCCTTAAGAGCACCACCAGATCGAGCAAGCACCTCGACAACATCCTTGGCGGATGCCGATGTGGTGTTGCAGATCTGGTTGACGATGTCAAACATCGCCTTACTCTGCTCGATGTTGATGCCCATCTTCGACTGGATGTCCGCATAGGCAGCACCAACCTCATCGCCCGTCATGTCGAAAGCGATTGCCATCTGGTTCTGAATTTCAACGAGCTTCAGGGCTTCGTCAGCCGTCTTTGCGATGCCGGACTGGAAGGCGTTCGCCGCCATTGCCGTCATGTCCTCAGTGCTCTTCGCATACTGGAGTGAGAGTTTCTGAATGCCGTCAAAGACTTGCTTGTAGTCGTCCGAGAACTTTCGGAGCTCGGCCTGCTGATCTTCAAAACTCATGGCCTGCTTGACCGGCGCACCTGCGGTTGCGGCAACCGTAGCACCAACGCCCATAAGAGTGCCCGCGCTGGAAGATCTCATTTCGCTCATCTTCCCTTGAGCATCACTGGCCTTTCCTAGGCGCTCGTTGATCTTCGCAAGCCTCTGTTGTGCCGCTCTAGCCCTGTCAGCTGATTGTGCGAGCGCATTCTGTCGCTCGATAAGCGTCCTCAGGTGCGTGCCGGTCGTTCCCATCTGCCCGTCGAGTTCGCGCAAAGAAGATCGATTCCGCTCAAGAGCAGCCTTCGACTTTTCAAGGGCGGCTTTCGCCTTATTGAACTCGGAGACCATCTGGGCGGACGGCTCCTTGGTCGCGCTCATTGCTCTTCCAAGTGCTGCGACCTTTTCTTTCGCACGGATGTACTCTCGCGAACTTTCGCCTACAGCCTTGCGTGCCTTTACCAGGCCGTCCATCTTTGCAGCTTTCGCATTCAGCGTAGCGAGTGAATCACCCATGCGGGCGACGGTCTCCTGCCCTTTCTTGAAGGTGTTCGCGAAGTCTCCGGAAAGCTTCCCCGCGATCTTGAAGGCAATGTCGTAAACCTTCGACATGAGGTCACCTCCTTACGAAAAAAGGCGATTTCCCGCCTTATTTTTTCTTCGCCGCCCGAGCTTCTGCTTCGAGCTGCTTTGTGATCGTCCTGTTCCATGATGCGAGCTCAATCAACGGCTCTTGCATCCATTCGAGAGCGCCGCCTTTCATGACGCGAGCAATAGACACCGCCGCCGACTTGACCTCATCGTCAGGATCAGACCGCTCCGCAACGCCGATCACCCCAACAAAAAATTGCTGACTTCCTGCCCGATTGCGCAGTAGTCCTTGGCGGGAAGGTTTTCCATGAACTCAATCGGAAGCTTCGCGGCCTTCGCTGCAAGGTACACGCAGAAATCAGTGTCCACGGCAACCAACGGAGAAATATTCCCCGCACGCGCCCATTCGCGCTTCACCGCAGACACATCCTTGCCAGTAAGGACATCAAGGTTCAGTTCGATCTCCGTGTACTTCTGGCCTTCAAACTCATATTCCTTAGAGAGGATGTACTTCATGTTTTTCACTCCTTTGTTTTGGGATTGCCGGGGCACGACTCATGCCGCCCCCGGCGTAGTGCTTTACGCCAAGCCCAGGTCCTTTCGAACGCTGGCGAGCTTGTCTTCCCCATCGAACTTGGCGATGAAGTTGTACTTGTCGATTTCGATGAGCTCCTTGCCATTCACAAGGACCTTCATGTAGATCACCTCGAACTCGCTTTCGCTGTCGGTCGTAGAGCCCACTTCGAACGATCCGAGCGAGATGCTCTTTGGCGTCGCACGCAGAGACACGCGCACCGGCACAGACGAATATTCGCCAAGTGCAGCATCGTAAACCTGCTGCGATCCGCGCAAATCGAGCGCATGCGCCTTCTGGTTCGCGAGCTTTGCAAGTTCGGGCGTGATGGTGCGCCAAGTGAAGGTCGCAGTCATCGAACCGAAGTGGCCGAGAATCGGGCTCTCAACTTCGCCGGCGATACCGGCTCCGCTGACCGTGTCGCTCATCGCTTCAATGGACGGGAGGTCCACATTCGCGACGCCGAGCAAGTCGTTTCCGTCGTTGTAAACGCGGAAGTTAATCAGGCGCTCGGGCACCTTGTTTCCAGTTGCCATAATTCAAGCCTCCTTATTCAAAAAGCGTCGAGAGATAGCTAGCGTCGTATTCAAGGATGAAATCGATCTCGCGATTCGGAGACGGCGGCGTCACGTACACATGGAAGCGTGCGATGCCGTCCATCAGGTCCGTCGTCGGGTTTTCGCTCTCAAGGAACTCCACGCGACCGCCGAGGATGTACTGGCGAGCTGCGAGGCCGTTGAGCCAAATGTTTGCACTGTCAACAATCGTGTCGACCTGACGGCGGTTCAAAGGCGCATCCACGCGCTGCCAGAAGGTCTGAACAAGCGTGTTGCCGACCCAGTTGAACATTCGTCGAACCGGAATGAAGGAATCCTTCACGTCCGTGTTGCCCGGGTAGCAGGCCATTCGATTGCCCCAGCACACCCAACCGCCGATGAAGTTGAGAGCTGTCACGACGCCCTGGCCGTTCAGGTAAGCGCCGTTTTCAGGCCCCAGCCAAACCTCCTTGCCGTTCGAAAGGACCGTGGAAGTCATCTGGAAGTTCTTATTGGACGGGCTGACATACGGCGTGCTGTCGTTTTCACCGTCCACCTTGCCGATAAGGCCCATGAGCTGAGTACTCATGTGGTACGCCGTGCCAGAAAGGGCAAGCATCGGCCAACATGCGACTTGCGCCTCATCGACGACGTTATTGTTGTTCTTCCATTCAGCGACCTTCGAGTAGGAATCGACGGTATCTGTCGGAACATCAATCAGAGCAATAGCCCTGAAGTGTTCGTTGATGTTGACGGCCTTGGCCGCCATCACAGCCGCGACTTCAGGATCGCTCGAATACTTTGGAGCGACAATCTGCCCCGGTACGAGACGGAAGCGCGGGAAGCACTCGCCAACAAGCTCAAGGCCGCTCTTTGCACCGTCAACGGAAACGCCGCCGATGATTTCAGACTTCGTCACAGCAGACGGATCGAGCTTCTCGGCCGCCAAAATCAGCGACGCGCCAACCGGCACCTTGAAGTTGTCCTCGTCCTTCTTCGAAGTGATGACCAGATGCCCCGCATCATTGAATGTTGCGACGAAATCCGTGCCTTCCTTGTAGGTCGTAACGTCCTGAGAAAGCTTGAGAGTCGACAGGATGATGCCGGTCTCTGCAATCGTTGCAGAGCCGGTCTTCGAGTCAAGCGTCACCGTCTTTGCCGTCGCCGTCTTCTTGTGCTTCGTAGGATCAAGCACATTAACAACGATGATCGGTGCGACGCCAAAGAGAGCGAACTGCGAATAAATCGCCTCACTCAGTGTGAAGTCGTACTTTTTCAGACCGCTCGCGCTGTCCTCGACCGGCGGCACGTAGCCAAAAGCAGCGACAGCCTCGTCATACGAGTAGCAGAGAACGGGCTTATTGACGTTGGTCGGATCGGTCATATTGACCGGAGCAGTCCCGACAATGAAAGGAATAGCCGCCTCAACCTGCACAGGCGGCAGGATAGAAGTCGGCACTTCGGAGATTTTTACCCCGTGGTTGTATGCCATTTGATGACCTCCTTAGAGTTCATTTTTGAGTTGACGCACATAGGCGTGCAGGATGTCGCCCTTCACGCCGATGCGCTTTCGCGCTGTCGCCAGTTCAGACACCGGGACAAAGAGACCGCGCAGGGCCTCACTCTTTTCGCGCATCGATACGATGTGCGGAGGAAACTCCCCTGCACGGAAAACCGCATTGCGCATCAGTGCACCGCCGCCAAGAGTCGGGCCGATATAAACAACGGCCTTCCCCTCGGTGGCTTGCGCCTTTTTAGTTGTGGGTTTCTTCGTAGTCATCAGAAGTCCTCCTCTTGATTGATTGGCTGCGGCGTGCGGATGTCCCACGTCGTCTGCATGTCGAGCTGCCAGTACGGATAGGGCTGCTCCGCATAGGTGCTCCACTTGATCGGATGCTTCAGCCGATACCGATTAGCCAAGGTCATCCCCGGCAAGGAGCACAGCGCAGTGCGAATGCGGGACATAACGTTCAGACAGTATTCGTGCCCGTCGTACTCTTCGGAGTAGGTCCCGACTATGATCGACACCTGCACTTCTGTGGAGTCCTGGTCGGTCGTACCCTCATCGGCCCGCACGAGAACGAACGGAAAATCGTCCTTCTGCCCTGACCGCTTCGGCGGTAGGTAGCCATTTATGATTTGAGGAGCACGAAGCTCCTCTTTCTCTTGTCCGCGTTCTGACTTCGTCGGCAAGGCGAAGTTCTTCACGGCTTCGGCACACAGCCCGCGAAGTGTGCGGGTCAGCTCGTTTTCGACCATACGAATCACCCCTTGTGTTTGGTGTATTTGTTGGTTTTCCCACCGCCGAGGAGATAGCCGGTTTCGTGATCCAGACGCTTGAGGAAGGTCTCCTGCATCGTCTTTTCGACGTTGTCTACGACCTCGTTATTCCCAGACAGCACCGGAATGGCTGGACCGTAGACCTCCTGCACAGGAAGCGAACTCGTATCCAAACGCTGAAGAATCTTTCCCCGGTAGACGAACGACTTACCCAAAGGCTTCAAGCCTCCCCGTGCCTTGACGGCGACGCGCACCGGCTTTCGTGCATTGCCGGTCGTGTCAGTTTTCGGACGAGTCTTGTAATTCACCAACGGGATGCGAGGCCCCTTACTCGTGACCAGCGCTTCAAGGTCTGAGCGCGTCGCCTTATGGATGGTGAAGTTACGGCGAACCGTTGAAGCCTTGATCGTGTACTCCTGCCGGATCGTTGAGACCGCAGCAGAGCGTCCGGCAGTGGCCGCACGATTCATCGAACGACTGACGGCTGCCTCGTATCCGTTCGGAACTTCCGAGAGCAACTTGGCCGCCTTCTCAAGAGCGTTCTTGTTCCGCCCCTGCCCGTCGGAAACGATTACCTCTAGCGGTTTACTCATTGCTCATTCCCCTCCGTCACGATGACAAGTACGCCGCCCTCATTGCTGACGGACTTGACAAGATGAAGCGCGCCGTCGACGTTGAGAAGCTCGCCTTCAACCGGTGTTTCAATCACGCCGACTTCGACATAGATCGTCAACTGGTTGACAAAAACGCCAAGGTATGAATCGTCGCCGTTCGCCTGCGTGATGATCTTGTCGAGAATGCAAGGCACGACCTCATGACCGATTTCGTGCTCCTCGGCAAACTCGTCAAGGTTTAGGAAGACGCGTCCCACATCCGCCGCAACAGCATCCTTGAAGGCGCTCATCCCTCCACCTTCTTCGTCACGCGACGCTTGACAGGTTGCTTGACTTCAGGCTCTGGCTCATCCTGCGCCTCGGGAATCGGAGCAAAAGCAGCTTCCGGCGTCGGCAGTGGAGCTTCTTCGACAGGATCGTTCTCGACCTCATTCACACCGACGAGCGCCAGATTGTCCTTGAGAAGCTGAAGTCCGACCGTCTCGTCAACCTCGCTCTCCTCACCCGCCGTGTAGCGTTTGCCGGAAATGAGGAGGTTTTCTAAAAGAACAACTTTCATTTCTGTCCCTCCTACGAAAAAGGGCAGGTCGTATTGCCTGCCCTGATTCGGTTTTTGTCGCTCTTAAGAAAGAGCTTCGATGACATGGAAGCCGTGAATCTGCTGAATGATCGGCAGCGGACGGCTCTTGATCTGCACAATACGACCAGACGGGTTGGCGCGCTGAACCCAAGAATCAGGGACACGAGCGCCTTCGTAGAACTTGACCGCATCATCACCGGTCAAGGAAACCAGGCCGTAAGCAAGCATCGTCTTCGCGTTCGGGCTTGCGAGCATGCAGAGTTTTTCGGGAACCATCGGCTGTTCCTTGCCGGCGTCATCCGTGTACCACTCGTCATAAGAGTAGATGTCAAGACCGGAGTCCTTGAGATAGCCCCAGTACGTCACGCCATTCGGCAAGTGCTGCGGATCAATCGCGCCCATGTCGACGCGACGCATATCGAGCTGATTGGCAGTCGTGAGCTTATCGAGGATCGTATCAAGCACCTTCGAGCCGCAGATCAGCTCGTGCGGAGTAAAGCCGCCGGACTGAATCATCGTGCGACGAAGCGTACGAAGATCGCCCATGATCTGGGCGGCGTCAGCAGCGTCCCACTTCGTGCCCAAAGTAGTCTTCGGCTGCTCCTTCGTCTCCAGGTGAGCCCAGTAGTTCAGGACTTCATCGTAGCCTTCGCCCTTGACCGTCACCTTGCCCTGGAAAAGAGCCTCGGCGCACATGACCTCTTCACGACGCGTGATGATGTCGTCGAGGTCGGACAAGTCCTTGCCGAGGATTTCGGCAGCACGCTGCGTCGGGCTCTTTGCGGAGTAGATCGTTTCGCCAGGCAGGCGCTTCAGCATATCTTCTGCCGTCGTCACGCGCATCGGAGAAACTTCCGGCGCTTCGTAACTTTCCGTGCGGAAACCTTCGCGTGTCAGCACGACACCGCCAACCTTCGGGTTGACGAAGGGCGCAATCTTGCGACCGCCGCGACCGATGATGTCGAAGTCGATCTTCTGGGTGTGGAAGGTCGGGCGATTCGTAAAGTAGCGATCGCGCAACCAGGTGGAATTGCTCTTTTGGCCTTCTTCGACCATCGCGAGCATCGTGCGAGTAGTAAACATATCAATTGCCATTGTTGTAGTCCCTCCTGAGATTTAGATGCTCGGCTTGAAGAAGATGCTGACCTGACGAGCAGACGGCTTGAAGTCCGCAACGGCAGCGCTGTTCTCAGCGTTAAAAGAAAGAGCATCTTCGTTGAATTCGCCGGTGAGATACACGGCAGCGACCTTGTCGCCGGAAGCCGTATCCACGTCCTCGGCAAGAACTGCATACACTGCAGAAATCGTCGTCTTCCCAGAGTCAACCTTGCAGAGCGTGCCGTCCTTATCAAGCAGAGCGCCGCGCTTGAGCACGCCCTGGCTAGTCTTGACCATCATGCTGTCAGCAACAACCGGCATGATCTGCGACGCAGCGAAAAGATTGTCGACAGTCGTCGTATGAGTTTCTTGCATTGCCATTTCTTCTTCCTCCTTTACTTGCGAGCGAAGGCGCGCGCACCTGCTTCAATGGCCGCCTTCATTTCGGCGTCCTGCTTTGCCTTCGCTTCGGACTTGGGATCAAGACCCTCGTTGCCTTCGGGTTCGATGCCCTCAAGTGCCTTCGCGTCATTCGCGCGAGCCTTGAGCATCTGTGCGCCGCGAGCCTTGTCGGCCTTCAGGATCTGAACTGCAAGCGCTTCTGCGGTCGTCTTGCCGTCGAACTTCGCAGCGTTTACAAGGTTTTCATGACCGACGACAGCGATGTCTTCAATTGCCTGAATGCGTGCACGTTCCTGCGCAGCGCCTTCGACCATTGCTTCGTTGCGGATCACCTGAACCAGTTCAGGGTGTTCCGCCTTCAAGGTTTCAAGATTCATTTTCCGAACCTCCTTCTTTTGAACTGCGGACGCCTTCGGCTCTTCCGCGTGAATGAAACCTTCAGGTGCATTCGCAAAGAACTGCGCGCTCACCTTCAGGTTGTTGACCATAACGGCGTCACCCACCGCACGGTTTTCGACGACCTGGCTTTCGTCGATCTCGTCAGCAAAACCGAACTCAACCGCTTCCTCAGCAGTCAAGAACGACTCTGCGTTCATTAGCTTGTCGAGAGTCTTTTCATCGAGACCGGTCTTCTCGCTGTAGATGTCGCGAACGCTGAGTCGAACCTTCTCAAGGTTTTCTGCCGCCTCCTTCATCTCGCGCGGCGTCAGAGCATCGGTGCTCATGCGCACGGGATGGACGAGCATCATTGAGCCGCGCGGCATGACCACCTTCGCATTCTTGGCGCTCGTGATGATCGTGGCCGCACTGGCCGCCATGCCCGCGACGGTGATCGTCACCGGGCCTTTATGACGGGAGATCAGGTTGTAGATCGCGATCCCCGTGTATACGCTCCCGCCCATCGAATTGATGTAAACGTTGAGCGGCTGGTCGTCGCGAACTACAGCCATGTCGGCCTTGAAACTCGACTCATCGAAACCCTGATCCCAAAAGCCCCCGCCAACCGACCCAAACAGGTCAAGCCGTGCGGGGGCATCTTGAGCAGCCGCCGTGAATTGATAGAACTTGTTCTTATTCATCTGTTTCCTCCTTCTCCGGTTCCGTCATCGGTTGAGCCGGAGCTGTCGCACTCAGACCGTCTTCCCTGCGCATTACCTCCTCGCGTTTGCGCACAGCGTGGACCTGGTCGTACTTCATGCCAGTAAGCTCAGCCGCCTCTCGTTCGCGAGTGCTGAAGCCTTCATCGACTCGAACCTTCGCGGCATTGGCTTCCTTCAGCGGATCGAGCTGTCCCTGCGCATCGCCGAACCATTCGGCCCCGCACCATGCAGCACGGATCGCCGGGTCGTCAAAGAAGCCGGGCGCTTGCACACGCCCCTTCAAGACGGCCTCGGTGAGCCACTCCTCATAAATCGGCTGACAGAAATTCCCCACGAGCCATTCGCGGCGCATGCGGAACATCTTCCAAGCCTCGAGGAGCGAAGCACGTGAAGCCGAATAGGACGCCGTGAAGTTCTTCACGAGAAGCTCGTAAGGAATCTCAAGCGCCGCACCAATCTGACGACAGATCGCGATGACAAACGGATCGAAGTTGGGATTCGGTCTGCTCGGGTTTGCAATCTGCACCTCTTCGCCTTCGTCAAGTGCGACGATTGAGCCGTTCCCTAGCTCGTAGGCGTTCGGGTCCTTGTCAATTTGCATCGCAGGATTGAACGCTTGGCCGAGCGGAGAATCTGGAGAGTTGCTTTTCACAAAGACCGTGAACATGCCGCTCACAACCGCCGCCATCAGCTCGGCTTCTGAATACCTCGACAACTGCTTCAAGGACTCAATCACCGGAGCAAGAAGCGGAACTCCTCGACGCTGTGCTGGACGTTCAACGTCTGCCATGATGTGCAAGACGTTTCGTCGGCCAGTTGTTGTCCCGAAGGCAAGCACGCGCTTCCATTCCTGCTGCAGGTCTTGACCGATGCGAGGAATTGCCCCCGGATGGTGCTTCGCCACCCAGTAGGCAACGGTCTCCCCGTAGGTTCCGACCTCGATGCCGCCGAGGACATTTGCTGTCGTCGGAGGGTTCAGCGGATCGCACACGCGGTCGGCTTCAATGAGACCGATGCGAAGGTCATAGGCACATCCCTTGCGCGGGATGATCGGCATCGTCACAAAGACGTCACCACTCATCAACGCAGATAGGAGCACCAAGGACTGCAGCTGAAAGAACGTCTGCCGCCTTTCAGCATCGCAGTTCACGCTTTCAGACCACAAACGCCATTCGCGTTCGGTGTTTTCTTCCCACTCTTTCGCCTGCTCCTCGGTAAGGCCGAGGAACTTCGCGTCAACCTGAGCATTCAGCGCAAGACCGGAACCAACAACGTTCGTTCGAACGGTCTTGAGTGCGCCGGTTGCAAGAGGTGCCCCCATGTAGAGGTCACGCGATCGATTGCGAAGCGTTTCAAGGTTGTCAACGATGTCAGAGTCCGCGTCGCTTCCGCCAGATAACCATCCGATCAAGGACTTCTTTGCGTATGAGCCACCGTGCCGCGAATATCCGCTGTTGAGAATTTCGAGCTTTCGGCGGGCTTCATAACGCTTCAACGCACGCTCAGGGCTGATTACCCTGATCGCTTTGTCAAGCAAATTCATTTGCAAGCCTCCTTACAGGTCACGAGGGACGGCACGCATCACACGCGCCCCCTTCCGACCGTCTTCAAGCTTGTCGATTTCGTTTCGCCAGTACTTGATCCGAGCCGCAATGTCTGAGAGCGAAGCCCTCGTCAGACTGCGGGTGCCGATCTTATAAGACTGGCCAGAGGCAACCGCGCGTTCGGCATCGAGCCACATCTTCAGATTCGCGCGGGCCTCGTCTATGGTGATCCAAGACATGTCAATGCCTCCTTATTGTTTGATGTACTCCAAGAGGACGGAAGCTTGACAACTGTTGTCATCAGCTCCAGTCAATTCCTTGAGTCTTTCGAGTTCATCTCGCGTCTCGCAGGTAACCTTGAAGACAAGTTGACTCTGAGGACTCTCGTCGTCGACCGTCTCATCGTTTTCGATTTGGGCCGGGATTTCCGCCAGAAGAAGTGCATCGAGCTCTTCCTCAGAAAAGCCCATGACATCAAGATTGAAATCAAGGTCCTGCAGTTCGCCGAGCTCGATGCGGAGAAGCTCTTCATCCCATCCGGCGTTGAGTGCCAGCTGGTTGTCGGCAATGCGCAGCGCTTTCTTCTGCGCGTCGATGAGCCCCTTCAGGCGGATCGCCGGCACTTCCTTCATGCCGATCGACTTCGCGGCCAATGTTCGACCGTGGCCTGCAATGAGCTCGTTGTTTTCATCGATGAGAACAGGGTTTGTAAAGCCAAATTCTTTGATCGATTCCGCGACTTGCTTGATTTGCTCGTCGCTGTGCGTGCGGGCGTTTCGCTCGTACGCTTTCAGATCGTCAACGTTGATGTATTCGATCTGCGTTTTCTGTTGTGCCACGAAGCATCAACTCCTTACAAGGTGATCCCCTTTGATAGGGTTCCACGCGGTCTGCGCGGTGCGGTTTGCTGTTTGAGCGCTCCTCCATTCGTATAAAACTCAGCCAGATATTCAAAGTTCGGAGAGAGAAGCTCCAACGCAGCCGTCGCATAGACAGCGCAGTCAAGTGCCTCGTTTCGTTCGCGGATTTTCTTCCACGCCATCTTCGAGACACCTTTCTCAAAGTGTTTTTCAAGCACCTCAGCGGTCAACTGCTTGAAGAAGTTTTCAGAGAAGCCCCGATCCTCCTGCGCCGCATAGTGTGCGAAGTTCGGACCGGGTTCCTGCACGGAAAGCCTGTTCATGACGAGCGACTTCCCGCTGTCAACACCGAGCGTAAAGAGCGTTGCCTTCATCGCGTTGCTCTTCGTCGGCGTGTTGATGAACGGGACACCGATACCGCCTCGCCCCTTCACAGAGAAGACGCGCATCCGTTCGCGGGCTTTCGTGTACTGGTAGACGTTCGTCACCAGAGTCAACGCAGGCACAAGCAACCGCCACGTTGACGCCGTTCGGCATCGAATGCTGACGCTGTAGGACAGCATCGAGCTGCTGCCATGTTCGCGGATCATCCGGGCGGCCATAGAGAATGCGGTGCTCAATTCCCCAACACTCTCGACCGACGCCCCATCCGTAGACCGAGCATTCCAGTCGGTCGTGCTGAACGTCGATGCCGGCTGTCAATAGCAAGACGCCATCCGGTAGAACACCGTTTGCCGGATAGCTTTCGCGCCGATTGAACAGCTGTTCCCAGTTGTCAGCATCAGGATTGATTTCCTCCCACGCCTCACCGAGCTTCAGGTTCACGAACTCCATGAGCCCGTGCTTGTCCCGGTTGTGATTGACCGACACGAACTCTTCGACGAGATCGCTGAGGTTCACCCACGGCGAGTAAAGCGCGTTGACGTGATAGCCCTTGATCTTGCTGCCGGGGTTCGTTGCAATCCACCGCCCGCTCTGTAGCAACTTTGGATCAGGCTTGTAGGCACCTCTCGTCATGCAACCGCACTCGGGACAATGCATGCTTGCAGTCATCGGCAGCGCGTTCCCTTCGTCGTCCTTCTGCCATGTCACGTTCGCCCACTGGAGAATGTGTTCCTCACCGCAATGCGGGCACTTGACAAAGAAGCGGCGCTGATCACTGCGCTCGTACCAGTCGTCGATCTTCGACGCGCCTTTGATCGTCGGTGTGCTGACAAGGATGATTTTTCTGTTTCCAAAGTTCTGAGTTCGCTGAATGGCGAGCTTCAGAGGATCACCTTCCTTCGTCACGCCGTAGCGGTCCACTTCGTCACAAAGCAGGACACGAATCGGACGAGACGCAAGCCCTGCCGGTGAATTCGCACCGACTAGAGCAAGGTATCCACCCGGGAAATGTTTCATGCGAATGGTAGTGCTTGACTTTTTCGCAGAGCCGCGCCCGTCCTTTCCTTCCTCAAGCTTGCCTTGCAACCCAGGGGAGTTCTGGAACATCGGTTCGATGCGCTCTTTTGAAAATGCCTCTGCCATTTCAACGGTCGGCTGAAGCATCAGCTGAGGAGCAGGCTCCTGGTCGGCGTAATAGCCAATGATGTTCAGGAGCATCTCCGACTTGCCGAGCTGTGAAGAGCAACACATGACGACGATTTCCGTGCGTCTATCGGTTGCAGAATCCATCGGCTCTTGAAGGTAAGGCGTTCTGCTCGTGCGCCACATGCCGGCTTCAGGAGACGTACCGGAAGCGACAACGCGGAACTTATCTGCCCACTGACTCCCAGTCAAACGAGAAATGGGACGACATGCTTGCGCCCACGCCTTGGACCAAATGCCCATGTCATCACTCCTTTGCGAAGCGCGAGTCGTTGATCGTTTTCAGAAGGTCGCGGAAAATGTCCTCAAGGACTTCCTCAGCTTCGCGCTGCGTTCGGTTTTCAAGTAGCGCCGAGTATCGTGTCGGGGCAGAGATCGCGAAGTTGCGGAGCATTGCTGCCGCCTCCTTCGCATCCGCCTCAACATCGGCAACCGCTACGTACTCGCCTTTGAGCTTTTTGTACTCGAGGTCTTTGATTTTTGCGGTCGCGACCTCTTTTGCGAGCCGGGCCTTGTTGAACGCCTCGTTGACGTTCAGTGCAGACGAGATTTGCTTGTCGTCCTCGTCATCACCCGTGAACACGTCCGCAGTCTTTCTGGACGTGCGGCGGCTCGCCTTTTTACGTTCTTCAGACTTGACCAGAGCCTTGAAGGCTTTCAGGCCTTCTTCTAACGGAATTTTCCCGTCGACAAGAGGCAGCTCGCCAGTCTTGCATTTCCCGCTTACATATGCGGCACTACGTCCGACCTGGCGCGCAAACTCTCGCATGCTGACGCCATCGTTCGCCATGCCAACACCTCATTTTGTTTGGTAATTCCATCTTCACGCGTTCGCGCTGTCGCTTCAATACCGGCGGGCACCGGCAGGCGTAAACCGTTCACGGAAAGCGTAAAGTGAAATGTTCATGAACACCCTTTTGAAATTTGTAGCTAGACGAGTTTCGGGGTCGGAACCGCCCGCAAGGGTCTCAATCCCCCGGAAGGACCCGTGCATGCTTGCGCGGCTTGTATGGCCCGCGCTTTCCTCGCCGTTGATTGCTGTTCTGCACTGCGTAAGTCGTCCACCTGCAGTTGTCTGGGCTGTACTCGCGGTCGTTGTCAATACGATCAATGGTGAGCCATCGACAATAACCATGCTTGAGAGACCAGGTGCAGAAGACCTCGAAGTCATCGCGCCATTCATCGCAAACGAAGATGCCACGTGCACCGTAGTACTTGAACTTCTTGTTTGATGCGTTGTAGCAGCGCTCCTTCATAGTTCCCCAGATGAAGTACAGAAGGCGGTTATCCTTCCTGAGTCTTGCCTGGCGTTCAGCTTCACGCTGTTGAGCCATCACATCCTTCTGGGCTGCTTCAGCAAAGGAGCGGGATATATCCTGCCTCGCCGCCCCACCGCATTCACAGTTGATCCATCGTCCGCCGTTCTTCAGAGCTGTACGAATGGACGTGCCACGTCGAACGATCTCTGCGCCGCAGTTGGTGCACCTGAGCTTCCACATGGAATCGCCACGCGGCGTTGATCCCGCTGATGCAACGATCTCAAACAATCCAACGATCTGGCCGGGCTTGTGTACAATCTTTCTAGTCATACGACCTCTACTTCAGGTTGTAGAACGAGAAAGCCGCAAGAGTTGGTAGCTCCTGCGGCTTTCGTTTTATTGGGAATCTTATTGAGCGGGCTGAGGTTGAGCCTGCACAGGCGTCTGGCTCTTGTCATCAGTCACAGCATCGTAGATAGCGTTGCCGGCCATCGATCCTGCGGTCGCACCGAAGAGAGAACTCCAGAAGCCACCGCCGGAAGAGGCAGGAGCAGATTGATTCACAGTCTGGTTGATGACGGTCGTGTTCTTCTTCACGACTGTCGTGCGCTTCGGTGCATAGCTCTTCGTAGGAGCAGGACGGGAGAACGAACGACCGCCGCTGAACCCACGACCACCTCGTGCTTCCGCAGCTGTAGAAACGAAAAAGGCGACCGCAATGGCCGCCACAATAGCTTTCTTCATAGGTAACCCAAGGAATTAGAGAGGGCGAGGATTTCTCCCCGCCCCGACCTCGGAGCAAACTGCCCTAAGGTAGCGAAAAGGTAACCGCGCGGAGTGAGCTTCCTGGGGACAATCCGTCCCCGGCTAGGCTTGCGCGGTGTTGTAAACGAAAAAAGCCCGCAGGATCACTCCTACAGGCTTACATCTGGGTTTCGAACCCGCCTACGCAAAAAGGCATGCCGTTTTCTGAAGATGCACCTATCCCAGAAAACGGCCCCGCTGATCACACAGCTTCAAATTGTCCTTTTAGTATAACTCATTTAGGCGGCATTCCTTCGAGTTTGAGCAGATTGTTTCGAATCATCTTCCTGCCCATCTCTACCAGTCCATCAAACTCCCTCTCGTGAAGATTGATGCGGTGATACTTCCTCAGGATGCGCTTCAGGTCCATGAAAGGCACGTTGAAGGCGTATGCAACACCGACAACCATCTTCGCCTTTCTGTAGCGTTCCGGCGCAACCGGAAGACGTTCCCACGCCCTCTGTACAAGCAGGGCATCGCTGACATCCACCGGCGGCGGTCCGTCATGCCGTTCGACCGGCGCGTCATTGTCTTTCTCATCGTTCGGCACGGCTTCCATGAAGGCACAGAGCGGAGAGCGTCCCTGTCGCTTCGGGTCTTGGTTCCACCGTCCCCAGTTGATCAGACGGTCTTCGAGAATCTTTTCTTCAGCGTTCATTCGTTTTCCTTGCTCCAGGCGTTTCGGCATGCCGCGCAACACCATCTTTTCACCAACTTACCCGCCTTAAGATCATCGGGGCTCACTCGTTCAATCGCCTTTCCGCAAAACAGGCACATCGTTACAAGCATCGGCCTCGGTCCTTCTGGCCTTCTCTCTTCAATTGCCGCACGCATGATCCACTCATCGCTTCTGGCAGCTCGGTCAGCATCATCCATGCTTCACCTCATCAATAAAAACTTTTACCCCCGGCTCGGGTCCGTATGCCTTTCTGGCCCTGCTGTCGATCACCTGCGAGTCGTCCTCAAAAACGATCCTGTTCATACCGTCCAGAATCGCCTTCTGGACGTTGTCAAGGTCAGGCTTTGAGACGTGATGGTCGACACCCTGCAAAGCCGCCAGACGGCGTTTTTTCGACCACGATGCGGGTACAGGGAACACAGCGAGAATGTCAACGCGCACTGCGTTCGGTTTTTCGATCTTTCTTTTGCCGACCATGGCTTCCCTTGCTCTTGCCGTCACAAGAGCCTCGTATTGACGCGTCTTGGTCGGTGTGAACGTATGCCCAGTACGCGTGAAGCGCGGACGTCCTTTGGGGACCGGAGCCCCCTCAATCGTGAAACTAATCATTTGTCCTTTCTCCTCAGTCCGTCGTAATAGCCCTGCACGAATGCGGCTCTCTTCTTTGGATTCATTCGAGCCGTGAGGCTCTGGTATTTCGCCATCGACTCACCGCGTAGTGCGGCAGATCGTCCGAGGCGATATTCGTCACTTTCTTTCATGCCCCCTCCTTTTTTCATTCATTCCAGTCATCTCCTTCGAATACCCAAGCCACGTACATCGCGAAGAGCAACACCAGGCCAATCAAACACTCAATCGCATCCATTCCTCCTCCTTTCTAGGTCCCCCGTGAGATGATTGAGGCTGTGTTCCCCAACACGTCCATCAACCAACCCACGGAGAAAAACATGCTTGAGTTCCTTTCTTCGTTAATCGCTTCGCTCATTGGTCCGGTCATCAGTCGAATTCCGAACAAAGCGGAGCTGCCCCACGCCTTTGTCATCAAATACGACTCTCGCGGTGATCGCCTGTCGCTTCTTGTGAAGGTCGTCCCTGGCGACTTGTCGACAGATCTCCTCAGCCTCGAAATCGAGCGGGGAGTGATCTTCGATATAAAACGCTCTACTCGTGAGCGGCAGGTTTTCGATCCACCGTCCAAACGCGTCGATTTGGGATTCCCCTGTCGGAAAGCGTCTAAACCCCTCCTCTTCTGGGTAACGACCGAAAAGCCCGTACCATCGGATGTCATCAATTTCGTCATCCGTACAAACTACCTTCTGGGTCGCATCAAGTTCTCGTTCAAGCCCCTCAACGCGAAACCGTAAGTCCCTGACCTTTACCCAAAGCGCGGCAATCGCGCAGCCCGAGAGGGCGAATAAACCCAAACAAATGTCCACACCTATCTCCTTTGTTAAAAATCGACGTCGTTCTTCCGCATGCTCGGCCACGAGAGCCGGATGAACTTGCACGTTTCTTTGAGCCGGTCGTACTCCTGCTCTCCTATCGCAGCCTTCAAGAGCTCAATGTCGGCGTTGGTGATCCAGATGGTCGGAAGCTGAGTGTCATAGCGTGCATACAAGACCTCTGACAGAACTTCTTTCGTGATCGGCTTCGCGTCTTCCTTGGCCACCTCGTCGACGACAAGTAGTGGACAAGTTTTGTAGGCACGTTTGACGTCTGCGGTCGTCTTGCCCGGTTCTCGGCAGCCCCAGGAGTCAGCAACCTTCTGCCCCATCTCATGAGCCGTCGTGTAGATGCCTGCGCACTTACTCAACAGCTCCTGAAGCACCGCACACGCCAGATGGGTCTTGCCGGTCCCGCATTCGCCGATGAAAACCATTCCTATGCCCGACTGGCGAAGCGCGTCGAACTTTGTGATGTAGGACTCGGCAATCTTGAGCACCTTCGCTTTCTGGTCGTTCCCATCGGTTCTGAAGGATGCAAGCGTTCTGGATCGGTACTTGGTCGGGATGGCCGTTCGGTCCAGCGTCTGCTCATACGCGCGGCGCTTTTCAAGCTCTTCACGTTCCTTTCGTTCGCGCTCTTCGTCTTCCTGCCGCTTCTGCAACTGGATCGCTCGGCACTTCGGACATCCGCTCGCATTCTTGAGCTCTCCCTTCAGGTAGGTCAGGTGCGAGATATACCGCCCATGCTCTGGGCATACCCGCTCCTCTTCACCCTCGGCAAAGCCCAACAGGCCGACCAAGCCTTCTGCTTTTTTCATGTTGTTTCCATCAATCCACGATGATCGTTACGCCGTCGTCGGCGAGCTTTTCGTTTCTGCCTTCACCTCGGCAGCAGGCCTGAAGTCGTTCTCGGTATTCAGCCGTCTGGGTGACGTTCTTCGCATTTTTAAAGCTCCGTACAGATGCCTTCATCAGGTGCCCTTTCATCCAATCTGGACCGCTATGCAATTTGCGAACATTGGACTGCCAGGTGCGTTTCCAGTCCGCCGATAACGGGTCTTTAGCCTTCACCTGCCAGTAGTCCTTGAAATCCTCCCAAGCCTTATCCGGGTCGATTTCAGGTGCAACCTTTGCGCAGTATTCACGCCAGTCATCAGGAAGCACTTCAATCGTTAGACGAGTGCGCTTCGATCGAGAAGCTTTCTCTTGACTATTCTGTTTTTGCTCATCCTGATCGTCATCAAGCGGCGTGCGCTCGGGCAAGCTCTCTGATTGAGTAATTGACTGAGTATCTGACTGAGTATTGATAGAGTAGTGTCCCGTTTTCGGTACGACTGTCGTCCCGTTTTCGGTACTACCGTCGTCCCGTTTTTGGGATGACCGTTGTACCGTTTTTGGGTTGTCCCCTTTTTGGGCCGTCCCGTTTTCGGTACTACCGTTTTCGGTCCATCTGTCAACGTGGAGCAGGTACTCATTGGAGTTCGTGCTAACGCGCTTGCGCACTGTGATCAAACCTCTATCCGCAAGGCGCGAAATCACGGCAAAGACGGTCTTTCGGTTTAGTACCGTAAGGCCGCAAATGCTCTCGACAGACGGAAAGCAGTTCCGTCCGTTGTCGTCAGCTTTAGAAGCAAGAGCAAGTAGAACGAGCCGGTCGGCCGACTTGTCGACCTCGACGTTCCATGCCAGCGCGGATAGCTTGAAGCTCATAGCTACTCCTCACAAACTCTGCGGGTCAGCTTGTTCAAGTCAGAAGCCTTCGCTCCAGTGATACGAGCGAACTCCTCGACATACTCGGGACTCACAGAATTTGAAACGCACCAGTTGCGAACCGTCTGGCGCGTGACGCCGAGCTGTTCGGCAATTTTCTTTTGTGCTCCACGCTTCAATCCTTTGCGAAGCGCGTAACGCTCGAGCGCGATGAACACCGTTGTGTCGCGCATGGCTCCTCCATTTGAATGGGTAAATCTACTTTACCGTATATTACCACAGGTAGGACAATCCCACTTACCGTCCCTACGTTAAATCCTCTTTTACAATAGTCTTTCACTACGGAGGAGTTATGTCAGCAGTTAGCGAAAGAATTGGCGCTCTCGTGAAGTCTTCCGGGCTTTCGAATCGAGAGCTTGCAAGGCGCCTCGGTACAACTCACGTCACCATCTCGAACTGGCTAAACGGGGCGTCTGAACCGAACGAGTCTGGTCTCGAAAAGCTATGCGAATTTTTCGAGGTTACGCCCGCCTACATAAAGTACGGGGACGGTAACGCCCCCATGGGCCAGACGATCATCTCCGATGACGTCGTCTCCATTCCGCTCATCAACGCGGAGGTTTCGTGCGGACAAGGCTTCCTTAACGACAGTGAGCTCGTCTTGATTCGGTTCGTGCGCGTCTCAATTGAGCTAATTCGCCGATACTGCCCGACCGCGAATCTTCGTTCGCTGCAGATCATGACGGCCTTTGGCGATTCTATGGAGCCCACTCTTAGTGAAGGCGATTCTGTCATCGTTGACGTGTCGGAGAAGGCCGTGCGACGCGATGGCATGTACGTAGTCCGCATCGGAGACGGCCTATTCGTCAAGCGCGTACAGATCATCCCCAAGGGGCTCCGCCTCCTTTCAGACAACGAGTTCTACAAGCCTATCGACACCACCGAAGAGGACATCTCCATCGTTGGCCGCGCCTACGTCGGCCTATGTTTAAAGCGCCTCTAACCCCACCCCATCCACCACAAGAGCCGGGCCTACGCCCGGCTTTTTTGCATCCCTATTTCGCCAGTTTTTGACATAGGTTAAACCCGCCTTTCCGAATCCCTACAGATTTATTTACCGCGACCTTTCCACTCTTACCGCTCTATGGTAAACTCACTTTAACGTTGCGGAAAGCATTGCTGTCCGCAACACTCTCGGTGCGCTCACGTAGCGCGTCGGGGACCGCCCGCCAAACGGGTGCGATCCTGGACAGAAGGGTCTGTCGGGAGCGCATCACGCGACGGAACGGTAGTCGCAAAGGTCGCGTATGAAAAGTGCGCGGACGGCTGGAGGGCATCTTCCAGTGCGGTTGGGATGGGGACCACCTGAAAGCGACGGATGCTCGCCCCACGAGCTAGATCAGGATCAGTCTTCGGACAGAGGGCATGTTAGCCCCGAGCGGCCTGAGCGCAGACGATGCGCAGTCGCGACCTGATCGAAAGCCGATTCAAGCGCCTTCTCGCATGTGTTCAAGCGTAGGAGACTGGCGAGAGGACGCTTGGATGGGCTTTTGAAATTAAGGGTTAACCCGCAGTTACTCTGAAGCCATGCGTAGGTAAGATAAAGTCTCCTTATGGGCTTAACCCCACATCTTCAACTTCGTGAGGTAGTAGATATGAGAAATAATCGCGATGGCTGGAACGGTAGCTGAGCCAAGCCTCTGGGACGCAATTCTGGCTTTCCTGTCATCAATTGAAAATCTTCTCGCTTTTGTTGAGGCTATGTGCGTATCTGTTTCAGCCATATATGCGGCGAGGCTCTACCGGCATACAACCCAAAACGCACGACGATCTGCGATGATCCAAATGCTGTTGGATCGCTCCCATGATGAGCGTCTGATTGCGGCCGACAAACGTGTTCGCCAGCTCTACAAAGAGAACCAGTCGTCATTGAAACATTTCGTTGACAATGATACCGACGATAGGGCCGCGATTTTGGTTGTCCTCAACAATCTGGAATTCTTATCGTCCGGCGTTAACATGGGAACTTTTGACGAAGAAGTTTTCAAGAGAATGCAGTACAGCAATGTAATGCGCTCTTGGCAAATGACGAAAGATTTCATCGAAACCCTACGCGCCACCCACGGTAACACTACTTATTTTCAGGATTTCGAGCTACTGGCTAACAGGTGGCAAAAGAGCCCTCTAGAGTCAGTTCGCTAATGTCAATAACCCCTGCCTAAAGGCAGAGGCTTGAAAGAGCCTTCTTTGCTTTTCTTAGCCCTCGGCACACGCCGGGGGCTTTTTTTTTATCGCCGTCTCGCGGGCACCCGCAAAGAGCGACACGCGGGACGGTGTACCAGGAGAACACAATGACGGACAAGGACAAGCTCGACTACCTCGGGTACATCAAGGGCTTCATTGATGAGGCCACCGCGGCCTTCCTTCGGGGAGACGACGACACGTACTTCGAAGCGCTCGACAGCGTCGACGCCCTTCTGATGTGCCTGCTCCACGATGACGACGAGGAGGACGACGACGATGACCAACAGTGACTTCGACGCCCGACTGGCGCACTACCTCCGTTCGATCGGTCGCGAGACCTGCAGCGAAGCTGATGTCCACGAGTTCGCTCTCGTGAGCATCAAAAACGCAGCAGACCTCCACTTCTACATGAAGACCGAGCCAACGGTGATCTACTGCCCCGATGCAGAGAAGTACGACCAGGTGGCAGTCAACGTCCAGTGCATTCTGGACGAACTTCCGTAATGGCTTTGAGGGCAAACGGCATGACGCAGATATGTGCCGATCTGGCGGCTCACTAGGCCAGATCCCAAAGCCGGGGCATCTGCAGACGAGAGGCTTTTGCGTTCACCCCGGCTCCCTCACTCACCAACCAACCAGAAGGCATTCACGTGTCGCCGGCCACATCGCGTGGCGCTCTCCTTCGGCGGCATCTGAATGCCTTTTCTTTTTCCATTCCACACGGAGAGAAAGCTATGTCTCTTCTCGATTTCTTCACCGGACGCAGTGCCGACGAGCTCGTCCAGTACGAGCCAACGTCCGAAGACACCATCACGTTCGGACTTCGCCTGTTCACGGTCGGCGGCCTCGCAGCCATCGCCATCCCCATTCTCGCCTTGAGGTACTTCGCATGAGCAACGGTTTTTTCTTCGGCCTGGTGATCCTGCCCGCAATGGCTGCGGCCACCCTCTATCACTGGATTTTTGACTAAGGAGATCGGCATGGCATGGAACTACCCAGACGGCTGCGGCCCCGACGACTACGAACGCTGGTTCGGCCCCGATCCTGACGAAGAAGACGACGACGACGGTTACGACGAAGAGGACGAGGACGAAGGCGAGGTGCTCGAATGA